GAATAGCCTTTTCGATCATAGTATGAAACATATTGTTCCCCCTTTGTAGCTTATTTTAGCTATTTATATAACTTTAACCAGAAACATAAACGCCGTTTGGTCTATACCAGTTTTTCTGATTATGTAAGCTACCGAGTAATTCTCTTACATTACTAATTTGATAATCAATATATTTAACCGAATCAAGCTGATCTGCTGGTACAATAGTACTTTCGATGTGGGTTATGCGCTGTTCAGTTAAACGGGATAGTTGATAGTTTAAAGCCTCTTCAATTAAATTAATATCATCAATACTTAAATTAAAAGTGGTATTTGGCTTAACCATATTTTCTCCTGTGTGTGAGGTAGGCCCGAAGGCCTACCAAGTAGTGTTACAAACTATTCATAAGTCTGATGCACTTGTTCGCTTCTTCATTGTATCCAGCTCTTCTAAGTTCTGTTGCAGCTCGCATATATCCGATTTTACAGAACGTGCGATTGATCTTAGCAACAACATTAGAACCAAAAGAACCGATGCCGTGAGTAAAATAAAGAATAGCTCCATCCATTATACGAAGCCTTTCAGGTTATCATTCACATCAGCTGCACGTGCCATATCTTTGTCGCCACGAACTACTGAAAGAATGTCACCTCTAGAAATACCAATGTCTCTTAATTCATAATCTGATAATTGGTTAAGTTCTTTTACGGCTTTCCTTTGAATAAAGTGCTGGTTAACTCTCTTGAAGAAGTTGTTTAGTGTCTGTGTCATTTGTGTTATCCTCGTAATGACCGATTTCGATTCTACGAGGACGCAGTTCTTCGGGGACTACATACTTCAGCTCAACTGACAGAATGCCATCCTTAAGATCCGCTCCGTTTACGTGTACGTGTTCAGACAGCCTAAAGGTGCGTTTAAACTTCTTCGTGGAAATGCCACGATGAATAAACTCTCTGCCTCTAGATACATGGTCTCCCGTCACAGTCAAAGTACGATCTTTGACTTCAATCGTAAGCTCATCTTTCGTAAACCCTGCAACTGCCAATTCGATTAGATAATCGGTGTCGCCAGTCTTCAGGATGTTATGAGGTGGATAATTATCTTGGCTATGTTTTGCAACGTAGTCCAATTCGTTCAGTAAGTGGTCAAAGCCAACAAAAGATGAACGCGGGAATAGTGTTTTTACGCCTGTCATGTTTATCTCCTTTATACAAGCAAGAATAGTGTGGACCCGTTTCCGGCATCCGGTTGTATTTATCTTCAAAGATAAAATTTTAGCTATTCACCTGCGGAATACCTGGTTTTATCTTTTAGGATAAATTTAATCGCCGTAGGCAAACCAATATACTGACCCAATACCAGAGGTAAAAGATACATCAGAAGCAATTCGGAAAGTAAATCCAGTAGTAGAATCTTCAGTTAGATATGCATCATATGCATACATAGTCCCACCAGTAGGATCTTTAATTTGTGTTTGAATACCATGTAAATTATTAGGAAATGGTGTATCAAAAGTAACAGTAAAAGTATTATCCCGATCTAGATCTACATCTGTTATCGTACCATATTTAAATGTTAAGGGTAAAATAGAAGAAATATCGTCGGTAGTAACAAATGTTCCATTACTCAATGCCGAATTAAATTGCTCTACAGTCCCAGTAAAATTTAAATCGCTATCACCAAGATTTATTGTTACAGCGTTGTTTGCGGTATCAATAGTTTTATTAGTTAAGGTCTGCTCTTTATCCGTAGTTACTATATCAGGTATCATTTCACCTGTATCAGAATTATAGAAAAAGGGGTTTTTAGCAGGGTTTGCGCTCCAGTTAGAAGGTGCACCGTAATACTTTTGAATATCTTCATTATAAAGTACGTATTTTACAATGTTATCATAAAAGTTATCTGATATTAAATCATAAGCGCCTGCTGAAAATCTTGCAGCATTTAAGGCATCATTGGCATCAATGGTGGTGCTTTCGTTAAAATCACCACGTAAAATATCCCCAATCGTTAGATCGGTTTCTACTACTTCATTAAGTATATCAGATAAATCCGCTGGTAAATCTTGTGATGCTGTAAGTAATTGATTAGCTAAATCACTCCAATCAATATAATCCCAAAACTGGGATCCATCTTTTAAAGTTCTTCTAGTAAGTGCCATTACTTATTGCCTATGTTATACTTTGGACATAGTTCCCATTCATTTTTTTCTTTGAATGGAATAATTTTAATCTGGCGTAATGGTGCACAATCTAATCCACCAGCAGCTGCAAGCTTAATTAAGCCCCAGTCAGATAGCAATGTAGCGATTGTGTTTCTACGCTGTACGTCGTTTTCTTCTAAGTTCGACTTCTTACCATCAAGGAGGAACAGCTCCTTAAAGTGTACAATAAAGTACCTACCTTGTTTATGTAAGATATGGCAAGATTGGAATAGCTTTTTATCTTTACGGGATGCAACGCCGATACGGGTCAATGTCTCACGTACTTTTAAAAAATCGTCTGGCTCGTCTAAAATAACTTCGAGCATGTCTTGTGGTGTCCAATGGACATTTTTATTTTCTTCTACCACCTTTAAATACCTTCTCTCTCAAATTCATAATCTGGTCGGACGAGAGAAGTGGTAGGATTTGTCTGGCTTTTTCATTACTGTAGCCATAATATTCTTTTACCACTTCAATGTCGGATACCAGTTCAGGTTTATCCCATTTGGAGAAGCGTTTACGCTTCCTAACGATATTTATCAAAAAATGAAATTGTAGCTTTTTATCAAGATGGTGGTTCTTATTCATTTCGTTCGCAGCCAAAACTGTATCATTAAAGTATGACAAAGAACGATTAATTGTGAAGCTAGAGTATGACTTTTCAGCCAGATCGTCGACCATAATATCTTTTTTGCTACTGTTAATAGCATTCACGTATTCAAAAGGATTCATTCTATTCCACTATCAATGTTTGGCCAAATAATACGTTCAATCCTATCGCCAAGCTTTTCTTTTGTTAATTCGGTAGATTGTCCCTGTTGTACATCTATATCGTTATAATAAAGCTGGGGTACAGTCTTATGTCCACGCTGAGACATAAAATCCATACCGCTAGGATCTTGATCAACCCGAATGGTAATATAATCGTATCCCCATTCATCAAGTTTCTTTTTCAATTGTTTACAATAGAAGCACTTATCTTTACTGTACAGTCTGAGCATAGTCACCTCCTAGAAAGCTGATATCGCTTGCACGATTGTTTGGATACGCATAACATCCATCGCAATATCATGGCACGGATCATGAACTACAAAGTGTTCCTCAAGACCTTCGGGAATAAAGTTAGTCTTAATATCTTGAGGATGTACCAATCCCTCGATATAGCTAATCGTATCCCGTACGTCCCACCAATCATATGGGTCAGGATTACCAGTAGCTTTCATAAGCGACGTCATAAAAACTGGATCAAACGTATTACGCCTAGTATATACCTTATTTAGATTAACCGGTTTGTTTACTACGAAAAATCCGTATAGTTCTGCGATGGACTTATCATTGCTGCTCGGTGCCAGTTTTGCCTGTGCTTCCTTGTTCTGTCGACTCCACCATTCCAATGAGTCTTTTTCGATTTTACGATTGTATCTCTTAACCTGATCTTCCACGTCGAACTTTAGATAATGTGTCTTATCCAAAAGCTCTTGATAGGTGTAAGGACTATCGGCGAACCGATTCGGGTCAAAGCTCATCATAGCAAAGGAAACGACCACACCGTCTACGGGATTTTGGGCTAGTGTTTCAAAGTCATAGATTACGGCGGTGTCGATTCCTTTGAATGTCATTGCAATACTCCTACAATTGCGGAATGCAGAGCTCGGAATAGCTGTGCATCATTATAAATTAAAAGCCAGATTACGATTAGACCGATCCAGAATTTCATTGGATTTGTACCTCCGACATGATTTCAGTCATACAAGCTACAAGATTCAGTTCGTGGTCTGCAACAAATGCTGCTTTGTATTGATAGTCAGCAAGGATCAGGACCAGCTGTGGGATAGATTGTGGCTGTACTTTTTCATACATCTGATCGTACACGCCACGGATAATTGCTGAGGTGTCCACATCTGTGTGATTCACCACCCACTTACGCATAGCCTTGAAGTCTTTAGATTTCAGTGCGGCGAAGAGATCGTTAAACCCAAGATCAGCATCGCTACTATTGTCGCCATTAATACCAGCGCCACTACTGCCCCAACGTTGTCCTTCATTTAATACCCTCCGCCAATCGGGAGCGTACTTCATGATCAGATCAGCTACAGCTTTCTTCTGATAGGGTACGCCTTCCTGGTCGAGTATATATGTAAATCGGGCAAAGAATTGACCAGCAAGATCGACTAAATCTTGCTTTGTAGGGTTAAATTCATAGACACCGCACCGACTATGTAACGGTTCGATGATACGGTTCTTAAAGTTACATGTGAGAATAAAGCGACAGTTATCAGAGAACTGTTCGATAAAACCACGGAGCGCAGGTTGGGTCGATTGTGGATTGAGGTAGTCAGCTTCGTCTAGGATAACTACTTTGTAGCCACCAGAGAAAGAAACCGTCGAGGCAAACTGTTTAATCTTGCCGCGGAGAGTATCGATATTACCCTCTTCCGACCCGTTAATTACAATGTAATCTAGGCCCAGCTCATTACACAAAGCCTTTGCTACCGTGGTTTTACCGAGGCCAGCAGTACCGGTAAGCAGCATATTCTGCAGCTCACCAGTATCTACCATACGCTGAAACACATCTTTTAAGCGCTTTGGCAAGATGGTTTCAGCAACTGTTTTAGGGCGATATTTTTCCACCCAAAGAAAGTCTTTCGACATAATAACTCCAATTCAAGTGATGATTCATTATATAATAGTTGGAGTAGGAAGTAAATTACTTTTTGGTAGGTTTTTCACCTTCTGGTGCAGCTTCGGTAGTTTCAGCACCTGCTGCTTGTTCAGCTTCAATTGCCGACACCAGGCTAACACACTGATCACGAAGCTGGCCAAGTGTGGTCAGTTCTTCACCACGTGCAGCGCCACGCTGTACCATCGTATCGATAATAGCAACAGTGCTACGTGCAATACGCTGGCTCATTTCATTAATACTAACGTTCATCATTTATACTCCGTAAGTTGATGTTTTTTCAAGTGCAATCCAATAGTCCACATTTTTTTCTGTATGTGTGAACCGGGACATAAGTTTAGAAGATAGACCGACATTATAATCGCCGGGCAAGATCTTCAGGTTCTGAATGTTGATAATGAAGTTAAAGTCTTCACTATCATATGTACCCGCCAATTCAATCGTAAATGTATTGGACGTGGTATTTTCAGGATCAAATACAGTCAATGCAATCGATCCGTTAGCTGCAGTGACAGATACAGACGTATGACCAAGTGCAGATGCTGCACGTTTGATTTTGTTCAATGTATCTTGGTCAAGAGTAAAGCTTACTTCAAAGTCGTTCATAGCAGATGCTTTCTCGAGCATGCTAGGATTCGGTGCAGTAAGCATATCTACATCGGTAAAGAAATACTTAATCTTCGAACGACCAGTAGCATCGCCAACAACAGCATATTTGTCTTCGATTTTAATCTCAGGTTCGTCTACCAGCGATAGTACACCCAAGAACTCGTTCAGATCGTAAATGCCAAACTCTGATGGGAAGTTTACATCGATCGTTGCCGACGACAAGATGTTACGTGCCTCAGAGATCGTAGATAGCACATTACCTGTGTGGATTACGATGTTACTGTTGATCGCAGAGAAGTTTTTCAGTACCTGTGTGGTATGTTCTGTAAGTTTCATAGCTCATCCTTCTTCATGATGTAAGCATTATATAATAGATCAAGCGGCTTGTAAACCATAATCTTTCATTTTGCTGAAGTTTTTCTCTTTAAAGAATTCCAGCTTGTTCTTGAACTTGTTGTCCAAGATTTCACCTTTATGGCTAATAACAAATACGTTCGTATCGTCGTCCAGTGAGTACAGGATCTTCATTAGATTCTCTACGCCATCGTGGTCCAACGAGCTATCAAATGTCTCGTCCAGTACCAATAGGTTAGTAGCAACAGAGTTCTTCATCTTAGCAATCATACGCCACGTGAATAGCAATGCCAAGTCGATGCGTTGCTTTTCACCTTCAGAAAAGCTATCGTATGAAAACGCATCACGGTGGCGAGACTTAATAGTTTCCTGGAAGCTTTCGTCTAAATTGAAATGTACAAAGAAATCCAGGATCTGTAGGTATTTGTTAACAAGGTTATTGATGATCGGGATGTATTGCTTGATTACCTTGGTCTTGATGCCAGTGTCTTTTAGCATCTCTGCCATAACGGTATTGTACGACTGTTCCTCATTCAGCTTCAGACGTTCTTCCATGAACCGATCCTTATCAGCATTCATCTCTGCTAAGTCCGCGTTCGCGCCCGCGAGATCGCCCGAGCGCGAGGTCAGGCGTGTAATATCTTCATTCAACGATTTAATAGTATTTTGAATACGCTGGATAGTACGATTGTTACCATGAATAGCTGATTGCTTTTCACGAATAATTTCTGCTGCTGCAGTATATTTGTTAATATCGTCTACTACCGAGGCTGCTTCTTCATCTGCTTTTCGAATGGCCGATTGTAATTCAGCTGCTTTTGATTTAGCAGCTGCCAACTTAGTGGTGCGTGTACTTTCGGCGATCTGCTGAGAACATGTCGGGCACGCGTCGTTCTCTTCATAAAATTTTGCATCATTAACAACCGTTTTGATGTTGGAAGAAAAAGTTGCTTTATACTGAAGCAAAGATTGCTTGCGATCGTGTGCCTTTTTAAGCGCTTGTTCAGTTTTTCCACTTTCTTGTTCGATGTAAGCGGATAGCTCCGTATTTTCAAGTATGAGCTGGTTGATCTCTTCTTCACCTGTTTTGATTTGACCTTTTTTGACATTGATCTCCTCCTCGTTCATAGCAGTAATATCACGGATATATTTCTTCTGTGAATCGATCTGGTTCTTTTTCAGGTCCAACTGATATGCAATATCTTTTGTTTTTTCTTTCAGAACAGCATTCTTTTCCTTAATCAATGTGTTCATCTTAGAAAATACGTTAATGTCCAGAAGATCCTCGATAACATCACGACGATGTTGTGCACTCAACTGCATGAACGGAATAAAGGAGGAACTACCGAGTACAACAATCTGGTGGAAGCTTTTATGGTTTAGCTTCAAGATGTTCTGCTCGAGGATCTTCTGGTACTCAAGTGCTTTCGAATCCTGGTTAATCAGATTACCATTTTTCCAAATCTCAAACACTTGTGGCTTAAGTCCGCGTGTGATCTTAAACTCTGCCTTACCAACAGAGAATACAATCTCTACGAGACAATTCTTATTATTAATCGTATTGACCAACTGAGGTTTGTTAATGTTACGATGTGCTTTACCGAACAGCGCAAAGGACATAGCATCGAGCAGAGTAGACTTACCTGCGCCATTATGCCCAACGATCAGTGTAGACTTATGACTGGTTAGATTAATTTCTGTCCAGTTGTCGCCAGTGGACATGAAGTTCTTCCAGCGTAATGTTTTAAATATAATCATGCAACTTCTAGTGCCTGTGCTTCTGCCAATAGGTTACGCATATTCAATTTCAGTTTATCCTTATCCAAATCAGTATCCACTGCCTCTACGTAGCTATCCAGTAGCTCTGCCGTATCCTCGACAGACACTGCTTCATCCTCTACGTTTTCTCCCATAAACTCGTTAAAGTTCTCGGCGATCTTAAGGTCGTGGATCTTCTGATTCTGTATTTTATCGATAAACCGGTCAAATGTAAATAGGTCTGACTTGTTAATTACAACAACTTTCACGAATTTACCATCTAAATGGCTGGTATCATACATGCTATAGTCAGCCTTCGAATCATCGTATACGATACGTTCGAATAGCGTATGTGGATTTACAATCTTGGTTAGCTCACGGGTTTCCGTATCCAGTACATGGAAACCTTTTTCATCACCAGCATCTGACCAAAAGAATTCCAGCTGTGTACCAAGATAGTGGATGTTATCTTGTTGTGAACCAACATGGAAGTGGCCGGAGATTACTTTTTCGAATCGTGAAAACACTTTATGGTTTAGACCATGGTGCGACTGTACACCACGCATAACATCGAAGCCTGCTAGCTCTAAGTGGCCTCCTAGCCAGTCTGCTTTGCATGTGTTAATGAATTCCATGGATCGGTCGTGGTTTTCTGCTGCGATCCAGGGGAGGAGCGCAAGTTTGAAACCATCCAAATTGACAACAGTGGGTTCCATATGAATGGTTACCTCGCCCATATAGTGGCCAAGTAGTTCCTTTAAAGCATTAAGTTCATTCGTGTTCTTATAATATGTGTCGTGGTTACCAGGAATCACATCCATATGGATGCCATGTTCTCTTAGCTTAGAAAGAAATGACTTACGAAAGCGGTTAAGAGCACGGAAGTTAATAAACTTCCGGTTATCAAAAACATCGCCAAGATGAATGATCCGCCGAATACCGCTCTCCAAAAGATAAGGAAAAAATACATCGCCATAGAATTTTTCCGCATTATCGAGAAATATGTCAGAGCTATTGCGGATGCCAGCATGAGTGTCATTTAAAATTGCTACCTTCATTTAAAGATTTCCCCAAGATCAGAATCAGTACTCGAAGCGGCTAGGTCTCGCTTCTTACGATCCTTTTTCTTTTCTTCTTTCACAATCACATCAAAGTAAGTATCTTTTTCTTTCAGTAGATCGATCTTACCTTTCAGCTGGTCGACAAACATATGTGCTGCTGCAATCGATTCTTCGTCCGCATCCGCGAGCGCGAACTCATCAAACGGACTCTGCGAGATATACTTCATCTTAATATCTTGCTGTTTCTTTTCTTTCGCGATCCTTCGTAGGAAAGCGTACCAGCAAATCTGGGTAAAGTAAGCAAATGCGTTGGGGTTACCAGATCGTGTAGCAGCATCGATGTTGTAATTGCTGATTGCTTTCAAGCAGTTCTCAACTGCATCCATCACCATCTCTTCGCGATAGGTGTACCGAATAAAGTTAGATTTATGAGAAAGACCTTCGGCAATCTTTAGGAAGGACATTGCAATGTAATCAGTAACCTTCGGTATTTCTTTACCAGAAGCTTCTGCATCTTTTACAGTGCGTACGTAATCAACCACAGCCTGGCTAAAGTCACGGTTGTTAACATAATGTGGTTTATCTTTTGGTTTCATAATATACTCCTAGCATATATTACTGATTATAAATCAGAGTCAGAGGATTGTAAACATATTTTTTTACAGGGTGTGACAGTTTGGGGGATTTACATTTTAGGTAATTCCGATATAATATAAAAGACTTTTATGGGGAGGGTGATATACATCAGTGTAGTTTCGGTTTGAACTTAACGATACGATCGTCTTTTTGTTCATCTTCCTTCGCCATCTTATCGAGAAAGTCCTCTGTTTGGTTTTGTTCTTTCTCACGCATCTCTTTACGGAATCCTTCGATATGTCTTATATATTGTTCTATTACACTCTCGTGTGGATTCGTCATACAAATCACAGATGCAGAGTTTAACAATAAAACATGAGATGGATCATAGATATGCATCATGAATGGTCGGAATGTATAATAACGGAATCCTTGCTCAAAGTCTTCCTGAGAAACCAACACATATGCTGCACGAATAACAAACGCTTCACCTTCTTCTTCGTTCCATTGTACATCAACAAGATCGCATAGAAGTTCTTCACCGCTTAACAATTTCATTTGTTTTACGTCTGTCATTTGAGATCCACCTCATAAATTTTATAATTAAATTCTTGTTTTGCGTACATTTTTATACGTTCGGCCGAGTGTTCAAGGGTATAGTTCTTTCGTCCTTTCCAGTGCAAGTCATCAGCAAAATCATAGAGTTTTGCGATGGATCCGTCATCACTTTTACGGAGACCGCGTCCAATAGATTGGAGCACCCTAATTTGTGATTTGCTAGGAGAAGCAAAGATGATGTTATGTAGGTTCCTAATATTGATCCCAGTAGAGAAGGTACCAAGGCTAGCAACGATAATAGCATTTTTTTGCCCTTCTACAATCTTACGAATCGCTTCACGATCACTCGTATCTGTTTCCCCCGACACGAAAAACACCTTACGGTTCTCGTGTGCTTTATCGCGAATCATATCGAATAACGGTTTACCATGTTTATCTACAAAGTTAAAAAGTACCAAACTATTACCGTTAAGATCAAGAGCGAGATTACTAATGAGCCGATTACGAGGCTCATTTCTAACAATGTAGTCAAGTTCAGACTGATAATCTTGGCCACCCCAGTTCCTCCTAACTTCTTCAGGATGTTTCAAGAGTAGCACATTAATTTCTAGCTTTGCAAGCGTATCTTCGTCCTGAAGCTTTTTTGTGGTTGTCACATTATATATCTTACCAAAAAGTCCTTGTAATACGAGCTCGTGCGTCTGCGAACCGTCGAGTGTACCAGTTGTACCCCATCTGTATTCCGCTTCCTTACACTTGTTCATAATAGTGGTTAAAGACTTAGATTTGAACCCGTGACATTCATCACCAATGACAGCACCAAATTGTTCGAACCATTTCGGCGGTAGTTTGTATATTGATTGCCAAGTTGAAATGACGACGTCCCTGTCGGTGTCTTTATCTCGTCCAGAATAAATACGGTGGACGACGTCTTCGGCTGGCATTCCGTAGTCGGCAAAGTCGTTGTACATTTGCTCAACGAGCGAAGTTGTTGGTACAATAACGAGGACTTTCCGATTTGCCTGCCGGAGGTGACAAAGGTATCTTTGGACCAACGTGTAGATAATAAGCGATTTACCAGAACCTGTAGGGGAGATAAGTACGGCTCTTTTTCGATGTAATCCTTCACAGACTGCATCGAACTGATAGTCTCGGATCCCAATTGGCTTTCCTCTTGATTGCAGTTCAAGCCCATCGATAAACTCCTTTATTTCTACAGGATCAATATCAACCTGTGCATCAGGTCGACCATAATAATTATTGTGTTCTACCTCGATTTTATATCCTCGAGGCTTAGCAAACTCTGCAAGAAATGGATATAGTCCTACAGGTAGTTCCATCGTTTGAATGTTAAACAAACGGATCTTCCCATCCCATACACGATTTTTGTACATGGGCATAAACTTGTAACCAGGCACAAAGAATGAAAAGAATTCGCTGAGTTCATTCGCGATTCCAAAGTCACATCCAATGTGCATTACAGAATGATTTTTATTTTTAACTTTGAGTATATCCATGTTGCTATATATAATATAAATAAGAGTAACAGTTAAAGGAGAAACTTATGCCTTATCAATTAGTAGAAAGAGTGAAAAACAATACCGATATTGTTATTTCGACGATTGAACAATTTAACGAATATTTAATTGGTGGAAGATCGCTTGAGGATCAAGGCGAAAGAATTAGATTAGCAGGCTTAGATGCTGGTTTAAGCGATACCGTCTGCAACGAAATTAAAGATTGGACAATGTCAATTTACGATAGTCCAAATTATATTCTTAGTGATTTTGATGAATCTGATCAATCTGCTACTAGAACAGTCGTATATCCTTCTGAAGAATTTTATAATAATATTATGTTAATTAGAAGTCATTTAAGTGCCAATGGTTACGAATCTACTACCTGGACTTTTATTAGTGCTGGAAGTATTTAACCACCGGCTTCAAAGATTCTCCATTTAATCATATTACCGATAGTCTGGTGACGCCATTTAATATTGTCAACGATTTCAGTTAAAGTTTCTACTACAATTTTCCACTGCTGGATCTTCAGCTCCGATTTCTGTATATCTACATCAGCATCATAGTAGTAATCCATTTCGCCTTTCAGCACTTTTAAACCTTCGAACGGATCGAACTCCCAACCACGGGATTCGATCTGTTCTTTTGTCATCTTACCGTTGTAGTAAAGCCACTTATCTTTCAGTAAGATCTTCTGCTGCATTTCCGCACGCTTCATCTGCATTTTCGCTTCAGATAGCAACGGAAGATATTTTGCATGCAGTGCTGGTGACTGACGAGATGCTTCGTCTAGTGAAGATGTATCGATTTTGGAATCTTTTTCCCACATTTGTAGGACTGTATCAAGATAGTTCATAATATCACCTATAAGATATATTTCGGAAATATCTCTTGTAAGAGATATTTTACTCTACAGAGTAATTATACCATTTTTACTCTATAGAGTAAATCAGTCTGTAATCGAAAAAGTAGTGTAGTAGAATGTCACAGGAAATGTGATATACTGTACACTATCAACTGTTGAT